GATCCGGTGTCTAATGCTACAGCGTACCGGGATATGGCTTCGGTAAAGAGGTTGGTTGGTAACATAAAGTTGTCTTCTAAAGAGTGGTACCGCCACATGATTATCGAGGCTTGTAAGAAAGGGATCAAGATAGCAGAGGATAACCTTGACGCTGCCGGTATTGCGGCCAATGCCGATAAGATTGGTAAGTACTCGCGTGCCGATAAGGACGACGATGCGTTAAGCTACGATAACTTTGAGCCGCCTGTATTCGAACCTTCGGACGATGTTACACTGCTGGGAGATGGCTTTCAGCGTATTCCTAATCTGGAAGAAGAGCGTGCCGCTTTCCGCTCTCTTTTCAAAAATGATAAGTCTATCCAGGACGCTCAAATAATGGAGGAAACTAACAATGACTACGAATGAAGCCACTATAACAACCGAATCTGCCGGACGTAAATCGGTGGATGGGTTGTTAGCTAACCAGAACACGGTACAAAAGTTTTTCAATAAGATTCAGCGTATAGGCATGGCCGTAAGCGCTCATGATGAGTACTGGGTGTGTGCCCGTGGTACGGGTAAATCGGAGGGATTAGATGCCCGTTTTATTGTTCGGAATGTGTGGAGTATGCCCGGATCGCTTGGAGCGCTGATATCTCCTTCGTACGCAAAAGCCTGGGGTAATACGCTCCCGGCTATTCTTCACGCGCTTGCGCAGTGGGGTTATATCGAGGGTATTCATTTCTTTGTCGGCCGCAAGGCTCCTAAGTCTGCCAACTTCGCACAGCCTAAGCGCCCACCCTTGCGGGATGCATGGGGCAATTGTATTCATTTTTGGAATGGTGCTGTAATGGTGGTACTTTCGTTCAGTAACGGAATGTCGGCTAACTCTATGTCGCTTGACTGGGTGATAGGTCCGGAAGCGAAGTTCCTGGACTACGATAAGATAAAGACAGAGGTTAACCCGGCCAACCGTGGTAACAGGCAATATTTTGACTATTCTCCCTGGCATCATTCGGTTATGTACACAACCGATATGCCTAACACAAAGAAAGGTCGCTGGATCCTTGATAAGCGCGAGGAGATGGATCCTACACACATCCAGCTTATCCGTAATCTTTACTATAAGCTGAAAACAACCGAACGTTTGCCCGAACAAAACGCCTGGACGGACAGGGTTATTAAGGAGGTGCGTCGTGATCTGGACCTGGCGCGTAAGTTTCAGCGTCCGGTTCGTCCGCAAAAAGGGAAAGATCGTGAGTATACCGTATTTTATGGAGAGTACGATATATTCGAGAACATGGAGGTAGTGGGTAAAGACTTTATCTGGCAAATGTACAGGGATTCTCCGGCGCTGGTATGGCGTACGGCATTTCTTAATGAGCGCCTGTTCCGGGTATCGGACTGCTTTTATAGTGCCCTGGATGAGAGCAGGCACTTCACCACACCACCGGACAGCCTCTATATGGAGAGCATGGGTAATGATTGGAATAAGCTGCAAACATGCGGGTGTTTGGCTGATGGGGATATAGATTATGAGGAGCCGCTTGTTATAGCATTCGACTCTAACTCGGCCATCTCTACCGCCTGTGTGGGGCAGGTGCGCGAACGAAGCGTGCGTACGCTTAAGAGTTTCTTTGTTAAGACGCCATCTAAGCTGGATGATCTTGTACGTAAGGTGTGTGAGTACTACAACCCTAAGATGCGTAAGGATATTATATTCTTCTATGACCATACGTTTACATGGACTACCGGTAACAACGCCGAAAGCTATAGAGATACCATCGTGCGCATACTTGAAGAGTATAGATGGAATGTAACAGATGTGTATATTGGTCAGGCTCCACGCCATGATTGGAAGCACAACATGATAGACCGCGGACTGAAAGGGGATGAATCGCTGTTGTTCCCTACATTCAACCCGTATCACAATGAGTTCCTTAAGCTGGCCATGGAGCAGACAGGCGTTAAGCAGGGCAAGAATGGATTCGAGAAAGACAAGAGGCCCGAGGCATTGGAGGACAGTCCAGAGAGCCCGGACGAATACAAGACGCACGTAACCGATGCGTGGGATACGATGTATGTAGGCGTTAACTACTACATGCCTATCATGAGCGCAAGCGGATCCGGAGTTGCATTCTTAAACAATAGATAGGCGTCGATGATGATGCAAGGGGCTTAGCGGCCCCTTTTTTTGTGCCTTGCCCGAAAGGCTTGCAGGCGTGTAGGGGTGCCCCGGCATATATGATGCGATTTTGGGTGTGCGGCCCGCCCATTTTTGGGAGGGCGCTGCGAGGTACCCTCTAAGAAGACAAGAATTCTCTCCCCTATGTCTATATCTACCCTACTGGTTATCAGCATTTTATTTTTTTGAATTTGAGAGTATTTCGAGGCTTTTGCGGCGGCTATTTTTACCCTGTTAGGAATTTGCGGAATGTGTTAGTTGTCCTTTATGAACTGCGCACGTCTGGGTACATTTGAGTTCAATTTAATATTAACCGGTTAAATAAAAAAACTATGCTTAATTTAATCATTTCAAGGATCCTGTTTAAACTCCAATCGGTTGTAGACAGCCAGTGGGGTTTATTCACAACCGTTTGGATGCTGCTGATGTCGTTTCTGGCTCCCGTAGCTATCTCTTTTGTTTTGCTGGCTGCTGCTATACTGATAGATCTTGTATTTGGCATTGCCGCTCAGTGCAAACTAAAGAAGTTTGTAGTTTCTTCAGGTGGACGGCAAACCTTTCTTAAGGTTATGATCTACTTTGGCCCACTTCTTACCATCTACCTGGGAGAATATGTGTTTACATCCGATATATTTTTGTTTACAAAATCGGCGGTTGTGCTTGCCATTGCCTGCGAGGGGTGGAGTATATTAGGTAGCGCTTTGATATTGCGCCCGGATATGCCTTTTCCTAAGATTTTACGTATGCAACTTAAGGGTGAAGTAGAAAACAAGCTGGGAAAGAATATTGCGGATCAGTTTAAGACGAAGGAGGATAAGAAATGATTACGGATATCCAACTTCGTACCATTATGCCCTACTCTACACCTAAGAACAGGGATTTGTTTCTTCCATTTCTAAACAAGTACATGGACCAATTCGGAATTAACGCGCCTGTTCGTGCCGCTTCGTTCCTTGCGCAGATCGCTCACGAGAGTGGATCGCTTCGCTATGTACGGGAAATTGCCAGCGGATCCGCTTACGATACAGGAAGCCTTGCCAAACGATTGGGAAATACGCCCGAAGCGGATGGAGACGGGCAGAAGTTTAAGGGGCGCGGACTTATCCAGATTACCGGTAGGGGAAACTACGAAGCTGCTTCTAAAGGGTTGGGCCTCGATCTGATTGCTACACCCGAATTGCTGGAACTACCTCAGTACGCGGTTAAGTCGGCCTGCTGGTGGTGGAATGGACACGGCCTCAATGCGATTGCCGACGCAAACGACTTTCGCCGTATCACGAAGATTATAAACGGGGGCTATAACGGCCTTGCAAGTCGCGAAGCTTTTTACAAAGTGGCCTTATCTACGTTAACTTAAATAATTATGAAAAATGGATTTAAACGAATTATTATCGGTTGTGCAGCTATGGCTCTCCTTTGTGGGTGCAGCTTGCATCGTAGCGGGGTTTCTAGTAATGTGTCGGTTGATACGACGCGAACAGAAGCCAATTACATGGAACGATCCTATAAATCGGCCTTTGAATCGTTTGCCGCCAATGTGCGAAAAGAAAACAACGTTACATTCCTCTGGATACGTCGTGACACTTCCAAACAGCCCGATTCAAGTGGACAATATCCGGTTGCTGAAGAGGCACGCCTTACCGACCTCTCTGTAACACAGCTTTCGTTATCCTATCAGAATTCGAAAGTGGATAGCGTTATTTCCGGATTCGAATTCAAATCGAAAACGGGAACATTCAGTCAGACGAACGAAAAGTTTGCCACGGATGTAGATAACGATATCTCTTCTATTCTGTGGAAGGTGATTATTATCCTTGCCATTGTGGGAATATTGGCTTACTTAATTTATAAGATAAAGTAATGGTGAAACGAATTAAACAAACAGAGGTATTTAACGAGATGCAGGCTAAGCATAACGGACGGTACAGGTCATTTAGCTTTTCGTATGTGCGTATGACCGACAGCCGCGAAGGACTTGGCAAAGCGGGTTCGATGGTACATTACCCGGTTGCTTTCTTTAGTTCGATTCACTCTACCGGCGACACGGTAAACATTCGTATACAGGGGGAGATCCACCCAAAGAAATTTCTAAAATGCCTTATTGTAAAACTTAACGGTAAAAAAGTATATGCCTAACGAAGTATTTGATTTTGGAACAACCGCTTACCTTTCCGGCGGAAAGGCGGCGGTTATGATGCCTGTTTCGGAGGCATTTCTTGACGAAAAGGATGCAACAACTATACCTGTAACCCCGGCAAAGGGTTCGCCGGTAAAAACAAAAGATATCGAGTTTATGCCGTTCGGGGATAAAAATAAAATGCCTGTCGACATAATGAAAAAGATTAGCGAGAACACGATCGTTGGAAGCAACATCGAGTTTAAAGCCAATCTGCTTTACGGAGATGGAATATTTGTTTGCAAAAAAGTAAGAAAAGAAGATGGTACGATCGTTACTCAGGAGGTGCTTCCTTCCGAAGAACCTGCGATTTTCGATTTTATGAATCAGATTGATTGCCCCCGGATGATGCAGGAGATTGCGGCCGATCTGGTTGTGTTTTCCGATTCGTTTGTTGG